CTCACTCTTTATGAAGGAGAGTAGATTCGACCACCTAGCAGATAACCCTAAAAGCACAGCCTTTGGGATAGGGCAAGTACTTAAGGAGACAAGTAAGCACCCTGATATACAGATACTGAATGCGTACAAGTATATCGAGCACCGCTACCACACCCCGTGCAGGGCACTAGCCCATCATCATCGAAAGAATTGGTACTGATGTTCTTCGACCTACGCGGTACACCTACCACAGCCTGTATCTGTGGGTGTAAAATGTTTATCATCACAGTGATGTGGGACGAAGAGGAAAGAACTGTTGGTTGGTATGATTTGATTCAGCAGTGCAAGGAATGTGGGTCAATCAGCACAGCACCAACACCGATAGATGAGGAGGCATAACAAATGGAAGTTCATCTATGCTCCAAATGTGAGTGGAAATCTTTGCTTAGTTTGGACTACGGTTCGCTTGAGTGGATGCCACCTTGCCCTAGATGTGGTGCAATACTAGAAGGATTGAGGATAGTCAATGCCAAAGTATGATTATAAGTGTGACAAGTGTGGTGGACAGCAGGAGATTGAAAGAAGTTTTGGTGACAACACCGAGCCAATCTGTTGCCAAACTACAATGACTAGGATATGGTCGGCACCAGCAGTAAAGTTTAATGGCACAGGATTCTATTCAACAGGAGGATAAGTGAAGTACGATTTCTTTGGACAGGAGTGGCACGGCGTATGCGGTGCTTGCAAGGAAGAGTTATATGCACCAAGCAAAGGTGCTTGGCTAGTACAATTTAATATGCACACACATTCAAGCAATTGCCTAGGAGGTTGGTAATGCATACAGTACAGAGTTGGAAAGAGATAGTAGAACTACATCACGCAGAGTTAATACAGGATTACCCAGAGGGGTTATGGGTTGACCCTGCCGAGGTAGACTACGACTCTAAGGAATCATCAGAGGGCGCAGAGTCCTCATCTTTGTAAGGCTTGAAGCCACCTATCTTATGAATCAACTTCTTGATAGCACGCTTGTGGCGCATACGAGCAGCGTCTTCTGTGCCTAGTGTTAGTTCACTTGCGATAGCACCGAAGTCCATAGATTCTGCGTGACGTAGGAACAATACCTTGCGGTCTTCAATAGGTAACTTCCAGAATCCGTAGTCAATCTCAATCATCATAGCCATCATATTGCCACCCTCATTAGGTGCAGATGGTGTGCCTGGTCTACCTAAATCTACCTTGCTACCTGCACCATACTCACCACGCAGTACGGCAGGAAGCAAAGCCTCAACCATATCTGCTTCATAGTAGAACAGGTCAGAGGTTTCATACCCACCTGACTTAGCCTTCCAATGTTGGCAGTAGTCTAATGCTTGGTTGCGTAGGCTACGATAGATAAGATTCTTTGCGTCTTTATCCCCGATTGCTTCCCAATCATTTAACTTATTAGGGTGCTCAACGAACCACTGATACAGTGACTGTCTAATATCTTCAAGGTCTATCTCAAACTTCTTGTGATACTCTGCGGAAACAGAGTCGACGATATAATCCCAACGCTCAATGCGTTCCCATTCAATCATACTATCTTAAACCCTTGGTGTGTGTGGATAAATCCAACTAACTTCATCTTGTTATTCTTGTTAGCGAACTCAGTAGTAGCGGGCAACCACTTCTCTTGCCAATCAAGTTCGTGGTTTAAGTCAAGCAAGGGGAACGCCCAGATACCTTCGGGTGTGGAGTTGACATACCAAGGTGAGAGTCCTAACTTAGCAGACTCTTCAAGAAGAAAGTCATACTTCATCTTCTCAATCAGTAAGTTGTCATAGTGTGTGCGCCTACACTTAAGTTCAATAAATAATTTCTCTGCTTCAGAGATACAGTCGAAGCCATCATATACTTCGGGGGAGTGAACGAGGTCGGGGAACTTCTCTGCCTTTAACCAATCAAAGAGTTCCTGCTCTTTCACTTATCCCACTTTCCTCGCAATACTAACAGTCCAATTATACCATAGTTGGCTATATCTTTGAAGGAATCCTCAAGCGGTTCGTTCTCTGCGCTCACGTTGCCTTGCTTGGTGAGGTTAACAATGCGGGCTATCTTGTCCCACATACGTACCACCAGCCCATTGATTGCACCATAGGGGGAGTTGCTAATGTTCTTGGGTCCGTAATCCCTGTGCTTCTTGATGAGCAGGTCGCCTAGTTCCTGCATCACATCTCGTACGTTTAGTTCGAACTCTGCCCAGTTAGTATCGGAATGTGTAGGGTTACTATCAGTGTGGATTTGTCGACTGTATAGTTCTGTACGTTCAGCCCTTGGTCTACCAGATGGGTTATAATCTGCCATATTTCTTCACGCTCCGCCTTCTTCATCTGTATCCTTTGATAGTAACTTCTCAATGTTCTGGTCTAAGTTCTGCATAGCAGACTTAACTACCATATCCTCAACCAGTTCGTCAATCATATCGAAGCCCATCTCTGCTGCAAATAGCGTGATGTATGTCGACTGTGTTATTAACTTAATCTGCTCTGGTTCTTCTGCGTGGTTGTACATAAATCTAAGTAGTGACCCCAGTAGTAACTTCAATCCATTAGGTAGGATATAGTACGGGTCGAACTCTTCCCCCTCTTCCATAGTGTGGTCAACAAGTTCGAATGAGTTATCGAACTGTACCCCACAGTCGTGGCAGTAGGATTCAGGTGGTTCGTTAGGGTCAAAATCCAAAGTTACGTATCCATCTTCTCGTGAAAGTATCCTGCTCCTGCCTGCACGAACATCGAATTAACATCTTCTCCTTCGGGGAGTTGAACGATAGTAACTGGTAGTTCTCTGGCAAGACTACGGGCGAACTCTGTCCCAGGTTGGTCGCCGTCAGCGAAGACGAATACTCTTTCAAAGTCTGCAAGCAATCGTGTGTAATGTTTCTTCCAGGAGTTCGCTCCAGGTACACCAACACAAGGAATGCCAACGCAGAAACTAAGAGTAATAGTATCCAGTTCACCTTCGCACACCCCTATAAAATCTCCTGCTTGTTCTATGTCAAGCACGTTGTACAACTTAGTCTCTGCACCTATCATACCCATATACTTAGGTTCAACAGCAGGGTTGAGACTTCTAAATCGTAAGTCTACCACGCCACTCTTGGTTACATAAGGTATAGAAAGACGTCCAGCATATTGTTCGTGCCCAGTCTCAGGCTCCGTAACCACGCCTAATGATGCCAGACGTGCCACCTCCTGAGTTATGCCTCTGCTTTCTAGGTAATCTGATGCCAGATGAATACTTTCCCCGTACTTCTTGGCTGCCTTGCCCAGTAATTCCTTCTGCGAATGTCCTTGCTTCATTGATATTTATTCCCTCCTGTTGACTTATGATTTGTAAACTGTTGCCCTGAACGCCACAGGCAAAGCATATAAAGATATTCTTATCGAGGTTCGCCGACCCAGACTGGTGCGTATCTGAATGGAACGGGCACTTGAGGTTAACTTGCCCGTGTCCTTGTCGTATGTTTGCACCATAGTGACGCAAGACATCCGCAATGGGTGGCAAGTCGTTGTCAATCTTTAACATCTCCTGTCTTCTCCTTTATCCACTGGTCTAAGTCTTGTATAACCCAAGCCTTATTAGCACTAGCATTACGTCGCTTGACTATAACATAGTGCAACGGAACTTCAGGTAAGTTACGAGCCTTAGCATAGTTAACCGCTTCCACTTCTGCCTCACGCCAGAACTGTGGCAGGTCCATTCTCTGTACATTCTTTAGTTCAAAGATGTAAGTCTTACCTGCAATGATGGCAACAATATCACCTTCATCATTCTTGCCTGCCTTGGTAAGTCTTTCAACCCATATACCTAGGGAGCGAAACAACTTTAAGAAATCAATCTCCCACCCAGAACCTTTACGCCCGTTAGGGTTTGCCACGATAGATGTACCACGCAAACTCACGACCCATAAAAGTTATGGCAAACATATAATCAAAGTCATCTCCTTCAAAAAGAGCCTCAGTAAAACATATATCAAAGAGTTCTCTAAAGGATACATACTTCTCGCTACCTTGGTATTTGATTCTCACGTTGCACTCTTATCTTTGCGTAGGATACGTTGTGCCCACGATAGACCAGCGTTGAGTCCGTCAGTCCACTCATCAGTGATAGGTACCTTGGCTGCTTCAATCTTTTGGATTAACTTCTCAGTCTCTTGTTTGATTTCAAGTACGATAAGTGCACGCATCTCTTGCGTCATATCGTCTTCTTCTTCTCTAATCATATCTATCCATTCTCTGGTATGTCTTCGACATACATATACTCAGGATTAAATGATAGCCAACAAGTTAGGTTAGCGTTGGCATCGGCACGCCCATATCTATTCTTTACAGGAGCAATACCAAGAGAAGTACCAACGATACCAAGAGTACAGATAAGCGCGGGGAGTTGAGCCACCTTACCTTGGAGAGCAGAGCGGGGCTGACAAGGGTTGCCCAGAACAGCCTCAGAAGTATGATGTAGAATAATAATCCCAGCGTTAGTTGCACGAGCAAGATACTTCAACTCCTTCATAATCGCACGCATTGAGGCGAACTCTTCGCCCCCGTCGGTAGCAATATCCATAAGGTTATCTACGAAGATAGCCTCAGGTGGTACACCCCATAGTTCTTCGAATGCTTCCACCTCTTCAAGAATATCCTGCAAGGTAGGTGATGATTCGAATGACCATACGATATGACTAGCCTTGGAAAGTACAGCCTTAGTCCAACCAGTATCAGTATTCATTAGGTGTTCAACGTCTGTCTGATTCTTACCGCTAATCATTGACGCAAGACGCATAGCCATAGTGTGTGCGTTGGTATCTGCAGAAATGTACAGAGTGGGAACGTGCATACGAAGGGCTAAAGCCAGTGCCAGAGTGGACTTTCCGACCCCTGGTACACCTGCAAGCATAGAGACTTCTGCTCTACGAAATATAATTTTGTTAGCATCAAATGTTTTGAAGCAACTTGGCAGTGGTTCACCGCCGATGTCGGACCTACCGACACTTCTTACTAAAGTTCTCATTGACTTCTCCTGTCTAATGTTAGAGGCGGGGCAGTCACCTTCCCCGATTAACTACCCCACCTCTAATCTTATTTAGTTAACTGGCTTACACTGGTCAGGTGTTCCCTGAGGTGTCGGGCACGCCCAGAAAGCGTATGGTTTGCCTGTTGTCTTGCTTACTCCCTGTCGGAAGATTCTCGCGCCGTGTACGCACGTTGGTGTTGTTGGCTGCGCCGATGCGGGCGGTGGGGTTTGCATTGGTGCCCCACCGAACGGATTGCCCGCCTGGGTTTGATTCGAGAATCCAGACTGCGTTGTGTCTGTAGTGGAACTCTGCGTCGATAAAGGGACGAGAGTGTAAGCACCAGCAACCTTCTTCGATACGGCTGCAATCTGTGTCGAGTAGTCACCGATGCCTTCGAGCAATACACTGAGTTCATCAGCAGTATTTGCACGAACATTAATCAAGTCACCGTTAGGTGCCTTCATAGAAACTTGTAGTTTCCAATCTTCGTTAGCCATTTATTTTCCTTTTGTGAATTGGCAATGTTCTGTGAGTCCACAGAAACTGCACGATTGTAGGTTCGGTAGAAATATACCAGCCTTGCGAGCCTTGTCAAAACCATCCACGAAATATTCGAGGGTGTCTAAGGTGTATCTACTTAGGTCAATCATCTCTCCTGTCCCCGATTCACGAGACATCCAGTAGTTTCCTAGATTGACTTCCACTCCAAGCATCTGTTCAACCCCTACTTTGTAGAAGCCTAACTGAAGGTCAGAGGTAGGACGTGTCCGTGAAGTTTTAAGGTCGACAATCACAAGTTGTCCGTTAACCTCAAAAATTCTGTCAATGAACATCTTCACTGGCACGCCTGCTATAACTGGATTTAGTTCCAACTCAATGGCACGTGCACCCTGTGGTGTGGTCCATATCTTCCAGTCGGGATTGTTCTGTCTCCATTTGATGTAGTTGTCTACCCAAACAGAGCCATTGATATTCCACCAGTTAGCATCCTCTTTGTTAGGATTCTCCTTAGTGGCTCGACCTGCACGTCGTGCAGTCTCAAGATTTATTCCTTCGGTTTCCTTGCGCCAGGCTTTAGCCCACAGTTCATTCGTTGTCGTAATCATCTTGCCGCTAACGCAACATCAATGGCAACCTGAAGACCAACCCATATAGGGTCACGTTCATCTGTCTCTTCATACTTTTCACGAAGTCTGGAGATAATTACATTGCGGGTTTCTGTACGCCCGTCATTGTACCTATCGGTCATAATGGTGCTGTATGTTTTCCAATCAAGGGTGATTGGTGCAATGTCTTGTGGTTCAATTGTCATAGTCATATAACTCCGTCGCGTGGTGAAACGCCCGCCCTCCTGCTGACCAAATGGATGGTTCCTCTGGAACCTGAAGTAGTCGACCTAGGTAGTACTGATAACCACAGGTCAGATAAGTTGTGAACGCTGAGTAACTGATGTGCTCAGGTAATTCGTATGAGTCAAGTTTAATCATCGAGGAAGTCTACTAGGTAATCTACTTCTTCTCGTAGTTCTTTAACTGATACTTGCAGTGCAATTACTGCCTCAGATAAGGTGATGAGATTATCCCAGAATTCTTCTGTATTTGTATAGTTTTTCTTAAATGGATTCCACATTGGTTTCTCCTGTCGGTAGTTTAGATAGACCCCCTCAGAGGACAGGAGGTGACTCAATGAGGGGACCTATCTAATATTCAGTTGATTATATATATTATATAATATATATTATATAGGCGCCTTAGCGCCTTATATATATTATTTATTATATATATAAATTATACACATACCCTGACCTGATTGCAGGATAGCGACACGCCGATAACCTAATGTCAAAACCGTACCATTTTTGGTACCGTTCTACCACGACTGGTAAATGAGCACGACTTATTTTCCTTAAGTGCAGAGGTCCGTCGTGGGACCAAAGCCACCAGAAACGACAAAAGGACCCCCTTCCATAGTAGTGATACTAGGGTCGGGGGTCTTCTTGTCTCTACGGGGCTGCTAGCCCCCTAGAATGGGGTGTTAAATGGTTACTTCTTGCGACCAAACTCTGGTGAGTTGGCGTCCAAAGCCTTGAGGATTGGACCTACGAAGCCTGCGATAAACGCAGAAGCGAGTACCTTAGGGTCGTGCTGTCCTGCCATATAGAGAGCGACCACTGCGGTGGCTGCTGCTCGGAAGTATGACAGTCCGATTTGCTTGAGTTTGTTTGTGTCGAACATATGTTCTCCTTATGATTTGAAGACTGGCTTGCCGAATCCCACGATGTACACAGGTAGTGACTTCTTGAGGGCTGAGCCATTCTTTTTCTTATAGGCACGCTTCTTGAGGCAGACTTCTCCTCCGTTGCGCTGGTCGCCCTTCTTGTCAGGGCTGGTATTACCTTCGATACAGGTTACAGTTCCGTCTCCGTTGTCTCTAACCACGATTCCAACGTGACTAATACGGTCAATACCATCATTGGGAAAATCAAAGAAAACAATATCCCCAGGGAGTGGAGTCGCTTCATCTACTTTCTCCCAAGCATTCTTTTTAATGAACGCTTGCGCTCCCGCCAGAGTGCTGACCACATTAGGAATCTTAAGTCCCACTTCATTTGCACACCACATCACGAACGAGCCACACCAAGGTAGGAAGTTAGCCTTGGTGAAAGCGCCGTACTTTGTCTCGTTATCTTTTGGTCCTTCTATGACACCGACTTCCCCGCGTGCCACTTTGATAAAGTCATTACGTTGACCCATTATTCACTCGCCTTCTTGTCCACCTTAGCAAAGGCAGCATTGATTTCTTCTGCAGTTAGGTTGCCATCTGATAGATAGAAGCGGGCTAGGGCTTCAAGTACTCGTGCTGCACCTAGTGCACCAGCAAGGACCGCTGCCTGCCATACTTCGATACCTACCAAGGAACCTGCACCGATAACACCTAGTGCTTCGGCTGCGATTACTGCGAGGATTCGCATCATCACATTCTTGAGTGTGTCCATTATTCATCGTCCTTTAGGTTACGTAGTTTGAAAGTAACTGTCCATACAACTAGACAGATAACAATTGAGTAACCAACTACTGTCTTGGCTGAGCCTTCGAGGACTACCCAAGCAACGAACATTCCAAGGAGTGTCCATAGTTGATTTGCTATATCAGAAAAGATTTTCTTTATCAAGGTTTTCTCCTGTAGGTTGCTGTTGCTGCAGCGGATGCTGCTGCTTGTGTTGCTATGCCCCCTGCAATGATGGCGGATACAACCACTTCTTCGGCGGTCTCACGCACCTCTGGCGGTAGGTCTGCACCTACACTTCCAAGGGCAGCCAAGGCTGCACCTGGGTCAGTAAATAATTCTTGTAGTAATTCGCCTGGGTCCTGCAGTAAAGCCACAGCGATTGCGACTTCTGCTGTAACAACCACGCCGTTACCCAAGGTAACTGGCGTATCAGGTGCTAAACTTGTAAGGTCTACACTAGACACACTAGGAGGTTGTGATGAGGTATCAGGCTGAGATGTTGGCGCAGGTTCTGCGACTGGCTCAGGCAAAGGCTCAGGCTCTTGTTCAGGCTGTTCCTGAAGAATCTCCTCAACTGGAGTATCAGGCTCAACTTCTTCAACGGGAGGTTCAATCGGTTCTTCGACAGGCTGTGGCTCTTCAACAACTTCTGGCTCTTCCGCAGGAGCAGGAGGCTCCTCTACTGGAACTGGAGGTTCCTCAGGAACTTCTTCAGTCAATGGAGGCTCTGGCTCAACAGGGGATTCAGCAACTGGCTCAACAGGCGTTGGCACTGGCTGAGGCTGAGGCTCAGGTTGAGGTGCTGGAGCCTGGGGCACAGGAGTTGGTTCAGGTTCCACTGCTGGAGGCGGAGTAGGTATACTCGGCGCAGGTTCAGGTGCAGGTTGCACTGGTTCCGTTGTCACAGTTGATGTATCAGAAGGGGCAGTAGATGTCTCTTGATTTGTTGCAGTTACAGTCTCTGTTGCTACTGTTGCGCTCTCGCTTGGAGTCGGAGTTGGAGTTGTGGATACAGTATTCGTATCTGGTTGAGGACTTGGAGACTCAGACGGAGTTGCAGATGGCTCAGGCGAAGAGGAAACTGTTGGACTTTCAGTTGGACTTGGTGATGCAGTCACTGTCTCAGTTGGAGAAGGACTTGGACCAGGCGTAACTGTTGGAGTTGGTTCAGGAGATGGCACAGGCTCTGGAGCAGGGCTTGAGATAGATACAGTGATGATTGGTCCATACCATCCACCCCAGAATCCAGCATCTATACCAGTTGCAGCGATAGTTAATTGACCTGATACCTGTGCAGTTAAAGTTACAATCTCAATCGCATTACCTGAGTATGACTGACCATTAATTGATACAGTCCACACATCTGGTATTGGTGTGCAAGTACCAATGCAGTTAGCAATCGTATTATTGACTGTGACAGTTACAGTTGAACCATCAGTGACATTTCCTGTGTAGGTGGCAGAGCCACCACGATAATCAAACTGTACGGTGTTACCAGATACATTGCCGTTGGTAGCCTGCCACGTGCCATCAGCATTAGCAGTAGGACTCCAAAAGAATGAAGTGCCTAGGACGATAAGAAATACTGCGTACTTACTTAGTTTCTCTTTCGCAGAGGATGAGATAAATCTGGTCAACGCGTTGTTCAACTCGGTCCAATCGTTCGGTGTTGATATTAACTGCGTCCCTCATTGAACCTCCACCATTTGGTTTTAGTTCTGCTAAGTAGTGTTGTACTAACCATCTGATTGCTGCT